GCCTTGCTCCATACGATGGCCCGGTGGCTGATCGGTTCGGCGTGCTTCGGGTCGCCGCACATGTCGGCCGCTGCCGCCACGGCTTGGTCGGCGCCCATGCCCTCGTCGATCAGGATGGCGACGCCTCGTTCGACGCAGGCTTCGACGGCTTCGCCTGGGCGTCGTTCAACCTTGCCATCACCAGCTCGGTCGCTTGTTCGACTATTGCTGCGCTGCGTTCGTCCATCAGCTTCGCCACGATCGGCTCTAGAACCTCTTGCGGGATCTTGAGTTGCATGGTCTTGGGCTGCGTTACCATCTGCTGGTGTATCAGATGGCTCAGTCGGTCGCCGTTTCTGCTGCTCATCTTGCATCCTTGTAAGTGCCGCCTGAATCTTCGCGTTCTCATGCACCAGGTGGTTGATGGCGTTGGCCATCTTCCCGATCTCGGTGCCCACGGTAAACGTCTGATCGGGCGTCGTCGCCGCTTGCTCGATGTCGTCCTGCGGTCTGATTCTGAAGCCAGGCACCTCGAACGCTGGCGCGTCTGCGTCGAGCTTGGCCAGGCTTTGGCCGCCGATCCTTGGCTCGCTGCCGCCTTCTACTGGTTCCTCGCCTCGCAGCTCGCGGTCCTCGTTTATCGTGCGCGTGCCGTTGCTCAGTCTGGCTGTGCTTTCTGCCATCTCGAACTGCCGGTCCTCCGGCACCGGGTTGTCGAAGGCCAGCACCGCCTCGCCCTCTAGGCCGAACAGCGGGACCAGCCGCTCGTTGAGCTTCTGCTCGATCAACGCAGCCAGCGGGGCGATGGTGTTAGACTTCCAGGCCGCGTATCCCACTTGGGCACTTGCCAGGTTCGGGTCGTTCGCCTTGAGCAGCGAGACAGGCACGCCAAACACCGCGGCGATTTCTTCGACGATTTCAGATCTGCCGGTCAGGTCGCTCGGTGGCCACTGCAATGGCTTTAGCTCTATGTCGCCGGTCATCGACAGGAAGCGGCCCGTCTTGCTCTTGCCTCGCAGCTTCTTATCCACCGCCGCCTCGAAGCGGTCGAGCGACTCGCGGGTCGTGCCCTGCTTGGCAACCATCAGATAGTCCGGCCTGGCTTGATTGTCAGCCAAGGCCAGATCCATCGTCTGCCGCGAGTCGTTGAGCAGCACCGCTTTCCAGCCAGCTTCGATCTTGCCCATTCCGTAAAATACGCCCTGGTCGCTTGGGTTGGCCGTCCTGAAGTGGATCACCTCGTCAACGTCAAATTCCTGCGCGTCCATTCTGGTCCGTCCGTATGCATAGCCCTCGACGAAGTTGTCGTCGCTCGGCACCACTCGAACCCACTGGGTGGGCATAGGCCAGATCGCGTTCGGTACTTGCAGCACCGGGTCGATGATCGGGTGCCAATATGCGTTGCCGGTACATTCCAAATAGATCACCAGAAGCTGCATCAGGTCGAAGCCGTTATACCAGTAGTTGGCGTCGTGCAAGACCGACATCAGCGGATGCGATCCGATGACCTCCACAAAATCGCCGCCCAGGTCGCTTATCTTCCGCATCGTGTCGCGGTGCGGCCTGATAGCGCCGATAGCGCTGTGCTGCTGGTCGCCGTTCAGGTAGGCCAGCGTGCGACGGCTCGCCGCCCTGGTTTCGCATAGTTTGGTCGTGCTGCGTCGCTTGGCGAACAGCTTGAGCGGCAGCGATGCTATCGCCGTAGCGTTGAGGTTTATGGCCGCATACACCCATGAGTTGTATAAGTCGATGGCCCGGTCGTATCTGAACGGATGCTCCCGCGAGCCAAGCACGCCCGCGCCTGGCATCAGGTGGACGGTCGAATCGAGCCACTTGTCTGGTGTCGTTTGGGCCTTGGCCAGATTGTCCAGGAGCAGCGGGTGAGTGTCTGTTATCTGCAATGGTTCGCCCCATGTTCAAGTTGTGGCAGTCGGCTATCGCCCGACCCACAAGCCGTCGTCGTCGTTGTTATCGTCGAAGCCGTCAAGGTCAACGCCGCCGCCGCCGAAGATCCGCACCTCGAGGTTCTGCGCGCCGATGCCGTCAACGTAGGCGACCGCGTATCTCATGGCGTCCATTCCGTGATCGTCGATCTTGACCGGCTGGTCCTTCGCCAGTTTGCCGCTCGGTGCTGAGTGCCAGGCGTAGCCGTCCAACTCCTCGGCAGTGCCGCATGGCTTTTTCTGCTCGGCCAGTTCTTGGTCCCGCTCGACTAGCGTGTCGCTGAGTATGTATAGCCGGGGTTTGTCGTCGTCCTCTGGCCGTATCCTCGCCGCCACGCTCTCGATGCCTGGCAGCACCGACTTGTTCGCCGCGATCGTTTCGATGCCCTCCGCGGCAAGCGTTGCGCGGTCCTCGGCGTCGTGGTCTGCGATCGTGGCCTCGATCCGCTCGTCCCACCGGTTGATCGCGTGGGCCATGTCGCGTACTAGCTGCTTCGTTCTGTAGATTTCTCGGTACATGTACATTCGGCCGTCGTGGTCGATTGCCCACCACTGGCAGACAAAAGGGTTGACGAATCCGAAGTCGATCACGCGGATGCGTCGCCAGTCGTTCGGTATTGTGAAGGATTCGACCAGATTGACCGCGGCGTCCCAGGATGAATAGACCAGCCCTTCAGCCGTCGCCCATCGCCCGAACCGTAGCCGCTCGCGTCGATGACCGCCAAGCCGCTCGAGCTTGTCAATGTACCGGGCGCCGTTGCGTGTCCATCCGCGGCCATCGTGCAGCTCTGGGTTGTCCTCATGTCGTGACAGGAGCCGTACCATCTGGCCGTCGTTGGCTCGTTGGTTCAGCCAGTGCGTGGACGCCCCTGGGTTACAATCTGCGATGGCCTGCTGGAAGGGCAGCACGCCGTTGCGCAAGCGGGTCGTCAGCTTCTCCCACGCGTCCTGTGATATTTCGGTCGCCTCGAATACCACCACCAGGTCGTAGTCGGTGCTCATGATCTTGTCGGGCTTGTCGAGGCCGCCGACCACGATAGTGGAGCCGTTCGGGAAGTCATAGACCTGTCGGAACCGCCTGCTGGCACCGCCTAGGATCGGGTGGCCTTCTGGCACCACCTTCTTTTCAAACGTGACCAGGACCGATTCGCTCATGCTCTCGCGCGTCTGGCGCATGAGCAGCACCCGGCAGCCGTCCCAATGCATACAATACAGCAGCACCTTCTCAAGCGCTGCCCGCGACTTGCCGGTGCCCGCCGGTCCCTCTAGCAACACCTCCGGCGCGTCGCATTGGAAAAGCCGATCGGCCACCCCCCGCGGCTTGTAGGGCCGATCACTGGCCGTTGTGGCCGTTGTTTCTAGCACGTCTATCGGCATTGAGTACGTCGTCCAATATCTTCGCGGGCACCGCCTTGGCCACGCTGGTGAGCTTCGCCTCGAGCTTGTCCGCGACCTTGCCGTCGATCCGGTCAACGATGGCGTCCCAGAACTTGAAGTCGCCCTGCAATGCTCGCTGGTAGGCAATACGGGCCATAGCCTCGGCCATGTCTTTGCCCTGCACCTCTTTGTCGAGGATCTTGTGGAGCTGACCGACGATGGACCGCTTGCCCTTTGGCATCCCGTTGGGGTTGCCCGATTGCCCTGGCTTCCATTGGTACTCAACAGGCGGGGCGACGCCGCTGATGGGCGACACGCCCTTCCCTGCCTTACGCTGCTTGGCAGCCTTGCCGTTGTGGCCGTTTCTGCCGTTGGTCCCGTTGGTCCCGTTTGTTCCGTTGTCCTTGCTCATTCGTGCCCCATTAGCTGATTTCCAGAATCTTGTTCTGCCGTTGGCCCTGGATAAACTTCACTTTGTGTAGCTGGCATTGTCGTCAGTTCCCAATAAGACGTTCAGACGTTTGCAAATCGCTAAACTTAGCCCCGTCCGATTCGCGCACCGGCGAGTCGTTAGTCAAGTTCATCCACCGCCTCAGCGTTACATCGACATACTTGGGCTCAATCTCTATTCCATAGCAGCGTCGGCCCAGTTGCTCGGCGGCTATGAGGGTGGTGCCTGAGCCTAGGAATGGGTCGCAGACACTGCCTGGCCACGACAAAACAAACGCCGCAGGAAAGGCAACCGGGAACTGTGCTGGATGTCCGTTGCTCCCAACCTGTCGGCCAACCCTCACAACCGAGTCGGGGATCTTCGTCTTTTGGCCGCTTGCTGCTGGGTTCGTGAATGGTGCAGTCGATCCGTCTGCCTTCCGCATCGTCGACTCGCCCTTATTGCGCGGCTTAATGTTCTCTGGTTGTTTGTCTGTCCACTTGGCGGGTCGCTTCGAGCCCTTGTTGAAGTGAAACACCCACTCATGCGATGGTGCAAACCTTCCGCTCCAATCCCCCGGCAGACCAAAACCCTGATCCCAGACATACCACCCGAACCGCCGCCACCCCTGCGACCGCATCCACTCGATCCATGAATCCCAATACGGCATCCACTCGCCATCACGATGAATCAGTCCGAGGTTGACGAGCACTTGCCCATCATCAGCCATCGGAAGATTTCCGAACACGGACTGCATGAGCCCGTCCCAGTCCGACACGTCAACTGCCTTGGTGTATTCTCGCTGCTGCGCATACGGCGGTGACGTAAAGCACAGGCCGCATTTCGTGTCGTCGTGCTTCACCTTGCCCGCGTCCCCACACACGACCCTATGATCCCCGCACTTCCATACGTCACCCGTTCGCGTGACCGCCTCAGTCGGCACCCCAGGCACGTCGTCTTCGACAATCTCGGGCGTATCATCAGGTAATAGCCCTTTTACCAGGTCGCCCAGGTCAGACGAATCAAACTCAATATCCGCCGCCAACCCCTTCAGCATGTCCTCGTCTGCCTCAGCCAGACCGGCCAGCGGGTCAAACGTAGCGAGCATCTTCTTAGTTTCGGTATCGTCCAGGTCTAACACTAGCACGGGCACTTCCATTTCAGGCGTTGTCTCTGCCCTCAAGTGCCCGTCAATGATCTGATAGCCACCGTTATGCTGCCTGACCTTGAGCGCGTCTGCGTAGCCTATCTCGGCCAACGCACCGCGCATGGCGTCCTGTTGTTTCTGTGGATGCGTGCGCCAGTTTGAAGGATGCGGCGATAGCTCCTTTGCCTTCACCCGTTTCAATTCTATGATCCGGTCCCTGATCTTCATCAGATAAACCTCACCACAATATTCGCGTTCGTGCTATTGGTTGTCAGTTCGTCGATATCAACTTCAAACCATAGCATAGTCGCGCCTTGAATATCCCATGAAATTCTCGCGGCGGCGTTAGCGAAATCGCCAGTCTCAACGGTCTGTACCGTAGCACCGGACGAATCCTTACTGACGCCAATCGTATCGGCGTAGTATTCACCGCTGGCGCCAGTTACCAAGCTGCCTAGCGTGACATCCAGTTTCCAGAATGGTATGTGATGGTACGTCGTCGTAGCGAAGTCCTGAACGAATACGCCAAAGCACCACACAGTAAACTGCTCGTTCGCTGCATCCGTTCCTATGAACTCGCAGACTGCGATGTTATGTACTTCGCCATCAGGCTGACCCGCGCCTGTAGACACATAT